GGCGGCGCCGGCCATGTTGGCGTAGAGGCCGATGGTGTTCTGCTGAGCACGCTGCTGCAGCAGCAGGGCCTTGCGAGCCTTCTCGGCGGGGTCTTTCTCGCTGTCGAGTCGGGCCACGTTGGCAGCGATCTCGCGCTGGCTGACGGCGTATTGCTGCAGGGCGCCGGTGAGCTGCTGGAGGGCGCTGCCGGCCTGGCGGAAGGCGCCGGTGAGGGCCTCGCCGAAGGTCTGGGCCTTGTTGGGGTCGAGGAAGGCGTTGAGGTCGCGCAGGGACTGGGCGTCGCTCAGCTCTTTGCGCAGCGCCAGCTCGCGGCGGATGGCCTGCTCGGCCTCGCTGCCTTCGACCAGGGAAGCGGCCTTGTCCTCGAGGCGCTTCTTGGTGACGAGGTTGATGGCCTCGGCGAGCGAGACGTTTTGGGTGCGGGCAATGACGGCCGCGGCGTTCTCGTCCTGCAGGGCGCGGGTGCGGTCGCGGATGCCTGCCAGCAGGGCCTCGGTCTGGGCGCGCTGCTGGTCTTCGAAGGCGTCGATGGCCTTCTCTTCGGCCCGGCGCGCGGCGACGCGAGCCTCGGCAATCTGCTTGGCGGCTTCGAGTTCGGACTTGAAGTTGGCTTGGATGCCGGGCTGCTTCTCGAGCAGCTTGGCCTGGGCCTCGGCGAGCTGGTCCACCGACTTGAAGGCGCCCGACTTGAACAGGGCCGACAGGCGGTCCCATTCCTTGAAGAAGTCGCCGGACAGGCCAGCCAGCTCGGCGATGAGCTTGGCGCGCTCCTCGAGTTCGCGGTTGGCGGCCTTGTCGCTGTACTTTTCACGGACCTGGGCGATGACCTTTTCGATTTCCGCCTGGCTGCGGCCGGCGGCGACCATCAGCGCGCGCACGCGCGCCTCCTCTTGCAGGCCCTTGACGCGGTCGTCGGTGTATTCCTTGAGGATCTTCTGCACCTCGACTTCGGCCTTGGCTGCTGCAGCACGCTTGGCCTGAGCGTCGGCCTCACGGCGCGCGGCGGCTTCCGCAGCTTGGGAGTTGGCACCGACACCACCGCCGACGAGGGACTGCGCGGGCGCATTGCCGCTCAACACCGAGAAGAGCTGCTGCAGGCCGCCCAAGCTCTGGCGCACTTCGGAGACCTTGGCCTCCAGCGTGGCGGGGCGGAATTCGTCGACGACCGACTCCCAGGCACCCGAGGCGGCCTTCTTGACGTCGATCCAGGCGTTGCCGATGAGGCCGATCTGCGCGGCCATCTTGGGCGCGCGCTCTTCGATGGCCGCAGCGAAAGCCTCCTGGGCCACCTTGGCGGCTTCGGTGTTGCGACCCAGGTTCTGCAAGTCGGCAATCTGCCTGAGCGTGGAGGCGCTCAGGTAGTTCATCGCCTCGTTGAGCTTGACCGATGCCTCGAGCGGCTCCTTGCCCAGATCGATGAAGACCTTGGCCGCCGCTTCAGCGGCTGGGCCGCCGGCGCGCTCCATGAGCAGCGCTGCCTTCGTGAAGTTTTCGAGCGAGGTGGTGGCCGCCGTGCCCGATGAGGCGATTTGCGCCAGGATCTCAGACGCCCGGCTTTGCGTGCCGGCGCCCGAGGCCCGGATGGCGCGAGCCATGTCCGTGAGCTCGGCGACGGTCTTGCCCGCGGCGTTGCCCGATTCGATCAGGGCCTTGGCGAATTCGCGCTGCTCATCGGCGCCCTGCTTGTAGGCGAGAGCCACGCCGCCGACGGCGCCGGCCAGGGCACCCAGGCCGGCCACGGCTGGGGTGATGAGGGAGCCGACGGCCCGCGCCGCGTTGCCCACGCCACCGAACACGGCCGACAGCTGCGAACCCTGCTGCAGCAGAGCGGTGAGCGGCGCCTGGCCGCCCTGGATCTGGACGAAGAAGTCCTGCAGCTGGGCACTGACCTGCTGCAGCTGGTAGTTGTTCAGCTGGGCCTGCTGGCCGACCTTGGCGGTGGCATTGCCGAGTTTGGCCATGCCGTCGGCCGCCTTGTTGGCGTTGGCCTGGACCTGGTCGGCGCCCGTGAGCGCCAGGCGGATGGTGATGTCATCCATGCCGGCTCACCTACACGGCCTGGTTGCGTTGCGCTTCGGCGATGCGGGCGCGCTCGGAAAGCCACGCGGCTTCCATGTCGGCGATGCCGTCGAGCAGGTCGGCACGCCGTCCGCGCGGGATGCGCTGGACGGCGGGATGCTCGCGAAGCGACTGCCAGTTGAAGCCCGTGGGCCCGGCCATGCCGTGGACCCACTGGGTTTGCAGCTGGCACCAGAGGTGGAACACCGGGACGTTGCAGGGCAGGAGGTGGAACTCCAGCCGCTCGGCGACGACGCCGGCCGCACGCACGCGCGCAGCCAGGCGCTCGAGGCCTTTGAGCTTGCGCGCGTCGGCTTCGGTGAGGTCTGGCTGGAGCGGCTCAGCGTCATCTTCTGTTCCGGTGTCGAGCTCGTCTGATGCGAGGAGCTGCGCCAGCCGCCTCAGTTTCCCGACTTGCCCTTGGCGCCGTTGGCCTGCAAGTAGCTCGCGAAGACGAGCGCGACCATGCCGCCGACCAGGGTGCACAGCGCCGTGAGCGCCTCGGGGCCCGGCGGCACGGGCTCGCCGGCTTCGTCGTTCAGCGGCGACTTGCCCAGCCAGGAGACCATGCGGACCTCTCGGCCCTCGAGGAACTCCTGCACCTTGACCTGCTCGTTGAGCTCGCGCTCCTGGTCTTCCAGGGGCTGGCGCTTGGCGGCCAGGCGCATGCCGAAGTGCTTGTCGACGCCCGCGTCGTTCAACGTGAACTTCACGTCGAACTCGACGCGGTCGGACACGACCAGCTTGTAGATCTTGGTCATGCCAGGCGCCTCAGAAGGTGGTGAACTGGCCGTTCATGGTGATGGCCACCTTCTGCTTCATGATGGTCTCGAAGACCGGCAGAGCGGAGGCCGAGACCACGCCGTAGGCGTAGGCGTAGATGCCGCCGGGCAGCACGAACTTGAAGGCGCGCTTGCCGGCCGAGCGGGAGGCCGTCTGGAGCAGCTGCTGGTCGGTGCGGCTGCGGTCCCAGCCCAAGGTCATTTCCAGGCTGGCGGCCGAGAAGCCGGTGGGGATCTTGACGCCGTTGCGTCGGTCGAAGGGGTTGACTTCTTCGAACTTGGCTTCGCCGCCCTGCGGGGTGATGCCCAGCACCTGGCCGATTTCCTGCCAGCCGCTGACCTTCTGCACCGTACCGCCGGAGCTGGCCGACGGGTACCAGTTGGTGTCGCTGCTGTCGTAGCCGGGGATGGAGAAGGTGGTGGTGGTGAGCTGGTCGATGCGGGCGACGGACTCGTTGAAGTCGTCCCAGCTGTTGAAGATGACGAATTCGTCGCCGTCGTTGCCGCCGTGGGCAGCGCCGGTGGTGGCGACCGGCGGCGCGGCGTTGGAGATGCTGGTGAGGTTGACGGCGCTGGCCAGGCCGGTGGACATGAAGAACTTGGCGCCGACGAGGGTTTGGTAGGACATGGTGGGCTCCGATGGGTGGGAGGTTTAGACCGCCGATGCCGGGTCGGCCTGGGTGGTGAGGTAGGTGATCTGGTAGCGCTGGCGGCCGACGACGATGGGCTTGCCGCCCTCCTCGTAGGTGTCGAGGCGCATGCCGCCGGGCACGATGTCTTTGATGCCCGACAAGAGGCCGTTTTCGGCCGCGTTGGCGAGCAGCTGCTCGACCTGGCCCAGCAGGTCGTCGCGGGTGTCTTCGGGATCGGTGTTCTGCTGGACCTCAGCGCTGACGTCGAGGTGCATGACGCGCATGACGGCGCGGTCAGCGAAGCTGCCGGTGTCGCCGAGCAGCTGCTGGTCCTCGCCCATGGTGAGCACCACGAGCGAGGGGAAGGCCAGGCGAGGCTTGTAGGCGCTATCGAGCACGCGCGCGCCGGCCAGCGTGTTGCCGGCCTTGAGCAGGTCGACAACAGCGTGGCGGATGGCTTTGCGGGCGTGGTTCACAGGGCGACCTGGAGGGTGAGGACGGTGATGCCAGCGCCGTCGGGTTCGACGCTGCGGATGGCGAAGGACTCGTCGCCGATGCGCAGGAGGCTGTCTTGCGTGACGCGGGGGCAGCTGGCGGTGGGCACGGTGAAACGCGGGTGGTCGGTGCCGAGGCCGTCGAAGGCTTCGCCATAGGTGCGGTCGAAGATGCCCACCACCGCCTGGTAGTCGAGCGTGGCCTCGACGGCCATCTCGTCCACCTGGAAGAAGCAGGACAGGTCTTCGCCGCAGACCATGGCTCAGCCCTGCGGGTTGGCGTCTTGGCCGCTGGGCTCGTCGACTTGGACCTTGCCCTTGGCGACGATGCCTTCGAGACGCTCGGCGGTCTTGTCGTCGAGCTCGACGAAGTCGCCGTTGTCGTAGCGCTTGCCGTCGTGGTCCAGCGGACCATCGACGACGGTGTAGACGGATTGCTTGGCCATGTCCGCCTCCTTCACGCGACCGCGTCTTTGATCATGTAGCCGGCCGACTGGCAGGCCACGACGGCGGCTTCGCTGCGGTTCACCGGGAAGACTTCGCTCTTGGCGTTGCGGTCGTAGTAGGACTCCTCGACCAGCGGGTAGCCGTCCAGCGTGTAGGTGTAGCCGTAGGTGGGCGCGCCCTGGTCGGCGACGCTGGCGGTGTCGGTGTAGGCGACGATGACGTCCTTGCCCCACACGTCGGTCAGCGCGGTGCCGGCGTCGTTGCTGTAGACGGCATCGCCGACGAGCACGCGGTCCACACCCCACAGCTGGGCCAGCAGCTCGGGCGTGGCGGAGTCGCGGCCGGTGTACTTGATGCGGTCCAGCGTCTTGGGGTGGCTGCGGGCCTTGCTGTAGGCCTGGGCGCTCAGTACGACGGTGTTGCCGCGCAGGCCGATGGCCGCACGGATGGCATCACGGGCGGTCTCGACGTCGCCGGCGGGGTCGGAGACGCCGCTGGTGTAGTCGCTCCACTGGCCGGTACCGGACTTGGTGACCTTGTTGCCGGAGGCGTAGTTGGCATAGGTGCGGGCCAGGGTGGCCTGCGCGTATTCGAGGCCCAGGGCCATGGCGCGGTCGACCTTGCGCACCGAGGCGCTGGCGACGTCGATGCTGACGGCGGAGCGCGTGGCCTCCTGCTGGATCTCGACCGGCACGGTGGCCTCGAGGCTGGAGTCTTCCAGCGCGAAGGGCGAACCGTCGTAGCCGATCTGCAGGCGCTTGGTGTTCTGGCCAGGCGCGCGCTTGGCCGAATACAGCATGAAGTCTTCGCGGCGGAAGGTCAGGATCTTGCCGGCGCGCAGCATGACGGGCACGCGCGGGAAGAGCGAGAAGCCGATCAGGCCGGGCTGCTTGAGGCCTTGTGCGACGGCGGTCAGGACCGGGTCGACAACCCGGGCCTGGGAAGGGGTCAGTTGGGACATGGCGGGCTCCGGGGCTTAGTTGGGGATGAGCAGGACTTCGATGACGTCACCGGCCGCAGCGGCGGCCGTCAGCGCGCGGCCGACGGCCACGCCGGACGCCTTGGTGACGACCTGGCTGACGGTGGTGTGCACCTCGACCAGGGAACCGGCGGTGATGGCAGCGCCGGCCGTCGCCAAGGTCGTGCCCAGGGCATCGACGGGCACGCGGTCGCCGGAGACGCCGGCAACGCGGGAGAAGCCGACGGCATTGCCGGCGGCAGTGGCGGGGGCGCCGGCCGCGGTGACGGGACCGAACTGGGCGACGGTGCCGGTCAGCACGACGCCGAGAGTGAGCAGAGGAATGCTGGTAGCAGCCATGGTGGTGGGCTCCTGGTGTTACTCGGTGGCGGGCATCGCCTGGACGGCCTTGACCGCGGCGAGGTAGTCGGTGCCGGGGTGCTCGGCTTGGTAGGCCAGTGCACGGGCGTGCAGGGCGGCGCGCGTGGCGCTGACGGCCATGCCGGCGTGCGAAGCGGGCGCAGCCGGGGCAGCGGCAGCCTGGGCAGGCGTGGGCGCGGCGGCGACAGGCTTGGGCGCATCACCCGAACGGGCGGCGGCCTGCGCGGCTTGGGCAGCACGCTCGGCGGCAACCACGGCGACGGCCGCCTCGGGGCCGGTGGTCTTGCCGTCGAAGGCCAGTTTGTCGATAAGGGCTTCGTGGCCGGGCATGACCTGGGCGCGAACGCCCTGGATGCGGCTCAGCTCGGCGGATGCGCCTTCAGCCACCAGCAGGGCGGCGGCTTCGGGGTTCTCGGCCTTGAAGGTGGCCGCGGCTTCTTGCGGGGTGGGCATGGTGGGGTTTCCTCGGGAGGTGGGCGGCGGGCTCACCGGCCCGGCCGCGGGGGCGGCGGAAGGGGCAGCAGCACCGGCTGCCGTGGGCTTGCTGCGCGGGCGCGTTGCGCCGGCGAAGCGTGCGGTGGTGCGCTGGGCGAATGCACCGGGCTCGGTGGCGAGGCGCTCGACCATCTGGTCGACGGTCGCGAAGCCGTCTGCAAGGCCTGCGTCGATGGCCTGCTGGCCGATGAAGACGCGGCCATCGGCCATGTGGGCCAGCACGTCCTCGGCGCTGACGCCACGGAAGCGGGCGACGGTGTCGACGAAGACGGTGTAGATCTGGTCGACCTGGCTCTGCATGTACGCCCTGCCCTCGGCGGACAGCGGCGCGCGGTCGGACGCGATGCGCTTGTAGGTGCCGGCGGAGATCTCGGTCGTCTGCTCCCCGCTGGCGCTGGGCCGGTAGGTGTGCGAGGCGACAACTCCGATCGAGCCGACGTTGTCGGTGGCGCCGCTGAGGTAGACGGCATTGGCACCGGAGCCGACCCAGTACATGGCCGAGGCCATGGTGCCGGTGCAGACGGTGACGGTGGGCTTGACGGCGGCGAGCGCGGCCAGGGCCTCGGCAAGCGCGGGAATGCCGAGGACGTTGCCGCCGGGGCTGTCGGCATCGATGACGACGGCCGTGACCCGGGGGTCGGCCGCCATGCTCTGCATCTGCTGCTGCAGGATGCTGGCCGCTGCCCCGCCGCTGATGCGCGTGAACATGTTGGCCTTGGGCGCGATGACGCCGGCGATCTCGAGCACGGCGACGCTGGTGCCCTCGACGAGGGCGTAGGCCTTCTGTTCGTTGGCCAGTGGGCGGCCGAGGCGCGCCTCGATGGCCTCGATGTCGATCTTGTCGCCGCGCAGGTGCGTGGCGTAGATGGCCTCAATCTCGCGCAGCTGCGCGGGCACGATGGCCCAGGGGCTGGTGAGGAGGTCGATGATCGTCATGGTGGTGGGCAATGTCTCGCGAGGGGGCTGTCTCACGTAACGGGGACGTGAGACAACTTCTCAGTCTTCGTTCGGCGGATCAGCCGGCTCGGGTGCCTGCCGGCTACCACCGGCTGCAGGCTTCGGAGCAGTGGGCGAGGCCTGCAAACCGTCTTCGACGCGAGCATCGACTTCGCGCACGCGTTGGGCGTGGTTGGCACGCCAGTCGCCACCGCTGTAGGCCAGGGTTTCGTCGGCCAGCGTGGATAGGCCGATGTCCATGCGCTTCTCGGCCGCGGTCGCTTCCTTCAGCGGGTCCAGGGCACCGGGGCCGTCGCCGCTCCAGCTGGCTGCGGACCAGGCTGCGCGCACCAACGCATCAGCGAAGAAGCCAGGGGCGGCGATTCGGCCTTCGGCAACTTCGTCGGCAAGCCACTCCTCATAGACCGGCTGGCAGAATTTGGCCGAGAGCCAGAGTCGGCGCGCCTTGAAGGTGCGCCAGGCGTCGAGCAGGGCCGCGCGGGCGGCGCTGTAGCTCGACTGGAAATGCTTGGTCAGCACCTCGACCGGCACGTCGAGACCCATGCCGACAAAGCGCATGAAGGCCGAGAAGAAGGGGTCGAAGTTGGGATTGGGCCGGCCCAGATCGGGCGCGACGATGTCTTCTCCCGGCAGGAGGTTGATGACGCGGCCGGAGGTGATGCCGCCATCCCACTGGCTGGCCTTGTCGACGATGGATTTCTTGGCACCGTCGTCGAAGATGTCGTCGAAGGCCTCCGGGTCCATCTTGGCGAAGACGGCCTGTGCGGCAGCGTTGACGGCGGCGTCGATCTCCGCCGTGGCATAGCGCTCCATCTGCTTGAGCGTGCCGATGATGGGCGAGAGCTCGGGCAGGCCGCGGCTCTGGCCCGGGCGCAGCTTGCGCTTGAGGTGCAGCAGGTTGCGGCGACCGCTCTGGGCACCGCGGAAGGCAACACGCGACCACTTGACGCCGCGCATGGCAACGATGCTGCCGGGATGGTGGCTGCAGATATGGGCGGCGATGGGCTCGCCGTATTCGTCGCGTTCCAGGCCACCGGCGATCTGTTCGGTGTCGCCGGCCTGGTTGGGGTTGCAGACGCGGTCGGCCTCGATGATCTGGACCGCCAGCTTGAAGGGCCAGTCGGCGCGAGGCTTGTGGGCCAGCACCGCGAAGGCGTCGCCGCTTTCGATCTGGGTGCGCAGGGCCAGGTCCTGCTGCTCGTAGAAGTCCTGTTCGCCGGCCGCGTCGCTGAAGACGCTGGCCGCCCAGACACCAAAGCGGCGCTCGGTGTTGCGCTGCCAGGCTTCGGCCTGCTGCTCGGTCAGGCCCAGGGCGTCGGCGTCGATGCGGCTCTGCAGGGTGAGACCACTGCCGACGACATGACCGACCTTGGTCTCGACAAAGCCAGCCGCGATGGGGCTGTTGCGCACCAGGTCGCGCGACCTGCTGCGGAGCATGCGGAGGTCGCGCAGGGTGTCGCCGTCGGCGTCGCGCACACCAGGGCTCCAAGCGGCGAAGCGCTCGCTGTAGCCGGCTCCGACATAGCCGCCCGACATGGCGGTCATGGCGCGTGACTTGTGGCGCTCATAGGCCCAGGCGGGCGACAGGTAGCCGATGGCTCGCTCGAGCAGGCTCGGCGCAGGCAGAGAGGGCTTGGCCATGCTCAGAATCCCGGGCTGGGTGTGCGCACACGGCTGCAGCCGGCAGACTTGCCGGCCAACTCGTTGACCTTGATGGTCCAGGTGCGGATGCCGAGTCGGATCTCGGCGATGTCGGCGCGCTGGACCATGCGGCCCGCGATCTCGTAGCGCTGGCCTTTCAGGACGGCCAGCTCAGCGGCCATGTAGGCCTCGAGATGCGCGCGGGCTTGTTCGAGGGTGATGGCATCGCTCATGGTGCCCGGCAGGATGCGGGCGGGGGGCTGTCTCACGTAACGGGGACGTGAGACAACCGGGGTTCAGGCGTCCTCGGTGCCAGGGCCGGTTTTGAGCAGGCGATAGAGAGTGGCGCGGCTGACGCCGGTGGCCTGCAGCACCTCGCGCGTGGGAGCGTTGGTGGTGGCGGCCTGGAAGGCCGCTTGGCGGGCGTCAGCGTCGAGCGGCCGGCGGGCCGCCTTGCGGTCGGCGTTCTTGGCGATGTAGTCGATGCGCTGGCCGCCCCACTCCGCCCGGGCCTCCCGCTCAATGGTCAGCGCCAGTTCCTCGGTGATGCTGTCCTCATGGGCCATGACGCGGTCGAGGATCCAGCGGATGATGTCGCGCCGGTCTTTCATGCGGTCCTCGCGAAGCGGGCGCCGCCCACGCTGATCTTGCCGCTGAGTACCGAGGGGCTGGGTTCGGGGGGCGGCGGGACTGGCATGGGAGCTGGGTCTACGGGTTCGGAGAAGAGGTCGGGCGCGGGCTCGACGGCGGCTTCGAGGCGGTCCCACATGGATTCGGTGTAGCGATGAAGGTCTAGCAGCTGGCTGCAGAACAGCGCGTAGACGGTGCAGTCGAGCACCTCGTTGCGCGCCCGGCGCTTGACCCAGCGGAACTTTTTGCCGCCCGAGGTGTTGACCTCGGCACGGCCTTCGGCGGTGAGCTGGTCGTAGAAGTCCTTGGGCAGGCCTTCGGGGAAGTGGATGCAGCCGGGGCCTGGCCGTGTGATCTGCAGACGGCCGAAGAGAAGGTCCTTGGCGGTGTCGGTGCCGACCTCCCACAGCTTGACGCCGCGCTTGATGACCTGGCCACGCCAGTTCACGTCCAGGCGGCTGGCCTTACCCTTGATGGGGCGGCCGTCGAACTGGCTGCCCTTCAAGGCAGCGAAGCGGCGGCGCTCGCGCACCCGGACGAAGTTGTAGACGGCATGCGTGAAGTGACCACCCGTGTCAATGCCGACCGCCTCAATGCCCAAGGTGCTGCGGCGGCCAACCTGAGGGAAGCGGCTGGCGAGGTATGCGTCGAGCTTGTCCCAGTCGCGCTCGTCGGCGGGGTTGGCCTCGATGACCTGGTAGTCGATGACCCACATTTCTTCGCCGCGGCCGTAGCCCCAGACGACGACCTCGAAGCGGTTGTCCTGAACGTCGACCCCAGCTGCCAGGATCAGGCAGCCCGGCGGCACGGTGCGCAGCTGGTAGCCGCCGGCGCGGGCCATGAGCTCGTGCTCGTCGGCGCTGTCGGTCTTGAGCTCCCAGGTCTCGCCGAGGGTTTCGTTGACGAAGCCCTGCATGGGGCCGTCGTCGCCGGCCTGGAGCTTGGCGTGAGCGGCCAGGAACTCGCGGACGATGTCGGGCCAGTCGCGCTGGGGGCTGTAGGCCGTCCAGAGCCGCACGACGATATGGCGCGGGGGCTTCGTGGGGTTGCCCGCAGCGTCGCGCCAGACGCAGTCGGCGCCATAGCGCAGGCCGGTCTTGCTGCAGACCCAGGCGCCCTCCCAGTTGCGCAGGTAGTCGGCCTGGGTGATCGCGCCGCGGCAGTGGGGGCAGAGGTGGCGGACGGTGTCCGGCTGGCCGGGGTCCCACTTGAAGCCGTGGGCGACCTTCTTGCCGCCCCAGATGAGCGGGTGCTCGACGCCGCAGTGGATGCAGCTGATCTGGTAGCGCATGTCGGCCTCGGCCAGCGCTGCGCGGTCCTCGATGTGGCTGTTGTGCTTGATGCGCGGGGTGCCGCCGACGATGAGCTTGGGGAAGGCGGCGCCCTCGAGGCGGCCGCGTGCCAGGGTGATGGGGTCGGAGCTCTTCTCGACCTTGCGGTCGAAGGCGTCGATCTCGTCGAGCTTGACGTCGGCGACGGTGATGCGGCGGTAGGCCCGGGCCGCTTTGCCGCCCAGCAGGTGCAGCACGCTGGCGCGGAACTGCTTGAGCTTGATGGTGTCCTCGGCGCCCTTGGTGCTGCGCTTGGCGGCGGCCACGGCCTTGACGCCGGCGATCATGGGGTCGACTTCGGACTTGACAAAGCTGTCGCGGTCGTCGTCGGTGGGCTGGTAGAGGGCCTGGTTGCGGCGCCGATAGGCGGCCTTGAAGCCGATGTCGGCCGTGAGCATCTTGGTGTAGCCGACGCGCTTGGCCTTGAAGACGTCGAGCTCCTCGATGTCGTCGTCCGACATCATGTCCATGATGCCGACCTGGATGGGCCAGGCCTCCCAGCCGCCGCGCACCTGGCTGCTCTCGCCCGCGAGGATGAAGTTGTCCTTGGCCCACTGGCTGAGCGACAGCGGCGGCATGGCGCGCATGGACTCGAGACCCAGGCGGACGTGCTTGGCGATGCTCTGCAGGGTGATCTTGGGTACGCCGGCAGTCATGGATCGACGGCCTCCAGCTCGTCAGCGTCGAGGATCTCGTCGGACTCCTCCTCGAGGCTGCGCACGATGAGCTCGCTGGTGGACCTAATCCACTCGTTGCGGGCCCGGGCGATGACGGTGGCGATGGCGTCGCGCGCAGCGGCCGGAAGGTCGGGGCAGGCCTTGCGCAGCACGCCGGGCAGGGTATCGAAGCGGTCAACCACGGCGGCCGAAGCACGGCCGAGCACGTCGGCCAGCAGGCCCACCGGCGCATATTCGCGGCGGGCGACGGCATTCTTGATGGCATGACCCTCGCGCATCTCGCGAGCCAGCGCGGCGCGCTCCTGGACCAGGTCCAGGCCGCCAGCGCCGGCCCGGCCGGCCGCAACCTCGCGCAGCCAGTAGGTGTAGGCGAGCAGCTGCTCGTGCAGGGTGCCACCGCCGGGCAGCGTGCCCTCGGCGATGAGCTGAGACACTCGCGCCTGGCTGATGCCGACGAGGTCAGCGAACTCTTGCTGGGTGCCTACCCTCTGGAGTGCCTCCATCACATAACCCCCTTAGCAGGGCCGTGCAACAGTCCGAGGATGCGGTTCGAATTACCCGCAGCGGAGGGGCTGACGGAAGGACCCAGGGCCCGCGAGCAATACGGCTCCACCTGGACGTCGTCCATACAGCCGTCCTC